CATTTTCAGATATTTTTAAAACGTGAATGATAGCTTCAGCTTCTGCTAAACTGTTCGCTGTGTACGGCACAATCAAATCATCTGCCGGCACAAACTTAGATACTGCTCTACCTAATAAATCATCATAGTAAACTTTTTTAAATGTAGATCCTGCAAGAGGTAAATGAAATAACATAGAATCAAACTCTGGTTCGTACTCTGTCATCTGATCCATAATTTGATAATTCATGAAATCTTTTACACGTTCAGCTTGTTGCTGCTTGGCAGGATTGTTAATCCCTAAGATCTGTGTTCTTACTGGGCCATCTGCTGGTAATAGCTCTTTGTATGCTGTAGCTTGAAACTGTGTAACAGCTTCTGCTAACACAGGGTGCGTGGCACCTGAAGCTCCTTGAAATGGCTCCGTTCTATTTTCGTATTTAAATCCTAATAGGTCAAGTCCATCTGTGTAAGATTTTTCCCAATCTTTTCTTGACATCTTATAATCAACATAATTGTTTTTTAATTCAGAACCTAGAGGTTCTAAAACATCTTCAGGTAAAATATCTGCTAAATTATCAAAATGTTTTTCTGTGCCAGGTATGTTTACAGCACCTGGTTCAAAATCTATGGTTGCACCGCCATCCTCTTCAGGAATAACTTCTACGGGTGCTTGCTCTTTGATTTCTTCCTTAATCTCGACCTCTTCGCCCGGAACTTTGATTTGAGTACGAGTGTTAGGAAGTCCTTTATCTATATCTGCCATTTAAACTCCTGTTGTTATCTACCACGTTTCATTAAAAAAGCCAAGCCTTGTGGATTAGGCCCTGATTCTGGCGCTGGGCCAGATTCTACTCCTGCTTGTTTTGCTATACCACCGCCTGCTAGTTTAGAAACACCTCCTGCTATACCTATTTTATCTAAAAGATCTAAACCACCTGCTTGCCTTATAAATTCAAATTTTGGTAAAACCTCTTGACCATATCTATTTTTTCTAGGTTTGATACCCGCATCCATAAAAGTTTTATCTATGTCAGGATAAAATGCAATAGCATCTCTATTACCTACAAATTCTTTTCGCTCTCTTTCACGCCTTTGACGTGTATCTCGCTCTCTATTTTCTTTTGTCATTTGAGTTTCTGGAAGTCCTGTTATGTAAGAAGATTGTCTTAATTTTTCTCTTCTCTCCGCTTGACGAGCTTCCTGTATCTCTGCTCTTATTAGATAAGCCTCGTAAAGGGGGCTTCCTGGTTTTATTTGATTTTCTAAATTAGAGTAATTTTTAATAAGTTGTTCTAACTGTTCTTTTTTAGAAGCAATTTCTTCAGGTGTTCCTGGCAAAGTTGCTCTCGTGCCAACCTCTAAAGCTTTTATTTCTTCTTGTAATTGTCCTATTTTAGACCCTTCACTTTCTATCATTGATTGAATATCAAAAAATTTTTGAGTTGCAGCATCTCCTCCAATTAATTCTTTTTGTAACAAGGACTCTGACCCCTCTAAAAATCCTCTACCCTCTCCTTCTTTTAAATCTCCTAAACCTAATTTTTTTGCAAAGAATGTTTCAGCTGCAGCTTGTTTGTGTGTTAAACCTCTTTGTCTAGCAGCATCATAAGTTCCTAATTCAAATAAACCTTCTAAAACAAGCCCAGGCAATCTTCCCATAATTCCAAAAGCCCCCGCGGCTACTTTTGATCCTACGTCACCAATCTTTCTTATGTCATTGAGAATACCTGGAACTTTTTGAGCTACGCTAAAAGCATTTCTTTGTCTTGTTATTGCTTTCGCTCTAGTTTCGACATCAGGTGATCTCATTTCATCTCTGGTCCTGTTAACATCATCTAAATAACAAGCTAGATCCTCCGTTCCACCTTTTTGTTTTAAACAACGATAACCCATTTTCCTTAAAGCATTAATCGCTTTGGTCACGATTGTTTTGTCTAAACCAGCTTCATCCACAGCTTGTTTGATTACTGTTCTTAAATTGTATTGTCCTGCTCTTTGATCTCCAACTCCTATCTCTATACCTTTTATATCCTTAAATTTTTTCTTAGGATCAACTTTATAGTCACTTTGGATTCTTGATCCAAAATCTTTTAAATTAGTTTCCATTATATTTTTTAAAATTTTCTTTTGTGCTTGAGGTTTAGCTCCATCATAATCACTAAGAATTTTTCTAATGGGTGTTTCAAATCTACGAACTTCAAGATTAGTTTTATAAAACACAGGCTCTGTGTCCCAAAAGTTTTGTGTAATATCAAACACGTGGTGGTTATGAAAAACACCAAACGGACCTACTTGATCTTTAGGTCTTAACTTTTTAAGAAATATCTCACCTAAAGTTTGATTACCTATTTTTACTTTTTTTAAATCTGTTGTTAGTTGATATTGTTTTGCAGCTCTGTTGTATCTATCTGGATCAGGCATACCTTGAACAGAGTCATTGTTAATCCAGTTTTCAAATGTATCGTAAGTAAATGTCTTACCTGTTTTTGTATCTAAAAAAGTTTGAGCTTTACTGTTTTTTGAAAAGTTAGCATTCTTAATTTCATCCAACGTTAATGGGTTTCTTTCTTTTGTTAATATCTTGTATCGATCTCCTTGAAGGGCAGATCTATACGCATTATACCAAAGTCTGTCTTTTGGCTTAAGTCCTTGTGGCCATCTTTTCGATTGATCTATGGAGTTGTGAAAGATAGCCATATAGGTATCTTTACCAACTATTCTCTGTAAAGTTCCGTATTTATATTTTTTAAAATCAAATTCTACTTCTGGGAAGTTTGCTTTTAATTTTTTCTGTACTGCAGGAGTTACAGGTTTCTCTCCTGGTTTTAAAGTTCCTCTTTCACGACCAGGAACATCAAGTCCTGTTTGTCTGTCTTTAACTTGAAGGCCTGTAAACAATTCACCCTTCATATTCCTGTAGCCATAACGATTTAGTTTTTCAGCGAACTCATCTGTTGTTAAAAATTTATTTATGTCATTAGTTCTTAACTCTGCAAATTTTTTTGCAGTTAAATTTTTTCCTCCAGTTCGTTGTTGGTTTATACTATCTAACGCAGCTTGTGCTTCCGCTTTGGTTTTGAATCTTAATTCAAAAGTATTAAACTTCTTCTTACTTCCTTCAGGTGGTCCTTCAAATACTTTGCCCTCTTCACCTTTGTAATCATAAGTAAAACTTTTTCCTTGTTCAAGTTTACCACTTACTGTGTAAGCTCCCTTTCTAAATTTTACCTCGCCTCCTCTTAAAAAACCAATACGACCGCCCTCTGCAAAGCTACCCTCTGTTTTTGTTATTGTTGGGTCTATTGATCTGAACAATTCTCTTTTTCTTAAATAATCTCCATGAGTTTTATCTGTTCGTCTGCCTTTCATCTTCATACCAGCTAATACAACGTTTCCTCTTGGATCAACAGCCACTTGCTTATCGGGATCTCGTTTTTCTTCCGGATCTGATAGTGTGCCTTTATCACCTCTTTTAAATTCTGGCACAGCTTCTAGTGCAGGGTTGTCCTCTGTAATGCTTTTAATGGCCTGCACAGGTTTAATACCTTGAATAGGTTTTACTGCTTGTTGTATTCTTGCTGCATCAACAAGAGGATTGTCAAACTGTAATCCTTCTGCTGCGATTCTAATCTGTCTTTCCGGTGCAAGGTCTCTATTTAGTTCGTCTATCTGTTCTCTAATTTGTTTTGCTTGTGCAACGATTCCAGGTATCTCTGCATCATCTGCGTCTTGAATAGATGTAACAAGTTGCATAAATCTTTGTTTGAGTTGCGCAGGATTAACACC